TTTTTTTTATTTTTTTTATTTTGAACCTCTTTTTTTTTCTTATTAGGTTTTTTTTTTTTAATAAAATCACTGATAATATTCTTATCATATTTTTGTATTTTGTGTTCTTTTTCGTTAAATTCTCTTTCAACCTTTTTTAACCGGTCTTTTACGGTTGGTTTCATTATCACGGATGGTGGTTTTTTTAGCATACCTATGTCTATATATTATACTAAACATTTATTCCATTCCCTTATTAATTCCTGTTTCGAAATCGATTTGGGTCCTACCGTATTATTAAACAAAAATTCTGCACGCCGAACCCGTTGTATATTTTTTAGAAGATCCACTCCATTAGTAAACCGTATAAAATAATGTGACTGCTCACTTTTTTCTCTCCATTCCATATCGATTGTTCCAGCATTCACACCAACCCGTCTAAAGGAAATATCTGAAATCGGTTCTCCATCTCTTTTCACAAATTCAAATCCTTCTGGTTCCAATCGATGCGATACATCTCTATCCATCTCCCGTTTCTCCCAAATTTGAAAGACACAAGGAACATCATGGACTTTTCCATCCACTAAAAACGCATTTTCCAACAAATCGGCTTCAAAGACTAAATGAAAACATTTAGGAAAATGTCGTTGCATGGATTCTTTCCGAAAACTTTTTGGGAGAATAAACGAAATCGAATCCGCATATTGCACACATTTCTTAATGAATAAAAACGCCATACAAGATTGCCGTCCAAAGGGCGGATTTCCAATAAAATGGATCTTTCGACCATCCACTAATTCTCTCAAAACGTCTAAATCTACTTCTAGAAAATCGGCCTCGAATATTTTAGGATGTTCGGGAGCAATATCGTAAAAGAAGGTATGTTCCGTCATTCCCTCGATTTCTCCCAGAAAAGCTCCATCTCCAGCACTGGGTTCAATAATAATATCTTTTGGATCAATTGTAAGGTTCGCGCGGATATATTCCATACAAATACGAACCACGGAAGGATTCGTATAAAATTTATCGGTCTGCACTCGATATAATCCAGTGCGATTCATTTTATAAATATATTTATCTTATCTTATCTAACATGAATAGATAAATATATTCAATTTTTTCTTATAAAAATATAAAAATTTTTCCGGTTCTTGAAGAATCTAAAATGTCAAATACATTATTTGGGAGAATACATTTAGCCGGAATGATCCTACAAAGTATTTATGGATATTTTCCATGGATTCCTTTTGACGTTTTCGACAAAATATACCTTTTACAAAATATCGCGATACCGGTTTCGTGGATTCTTTGTAAAGATGAATGTATTCTCTCTTATATCATCAAAAAAAGAGAGAATCCGGAATATATTCTTGGAAGTGAACCATATAATGTAAAAGATATTACCGATTTGTTTCCTTCGAATCCAGTATATTATCAACTATTTCATCATATCAACCATATGGTAAGAATAGGTTCATTCATTATAGTAAATCACAGGGCATCTTTTTTACCGACCTCCATCTGGTATCCTTTTCTCTCCGTTTATACTTTGTATATTTACGATATCACTTATCAAACCAATCATAGAAAACGGATTGGGTCGATCTATTCTTTTTTCTTTTGAAACAAAACATAACCGGCTAAAAGTGGTAAAGAAATCGGATACGTAAATCCAGTAATGATACCAATACTAGAATGTCCAATGCTTTGACAAAACGCATCTACCGGATCTTTACTCTCAAATCCAAAACGCATTCCATTCGCCATTCCAAAGGAAGAACATGGTAAAAGTGCAATAGGCAATAATCCAAAATAGAGTTCTTTTAAGTAGTGTCGCATCGTTCTCGTTACCTGTATCCTAAAATTGGCTTCATCTTTTTTTCTGTAAACATATAAATATCTTTCTCTCTCTCCAAAATGGATGAAACCGAAGAAACTCCGGTTTTGTTGGATTTTGTGATTCCGGTAAAAAAAAACAATGTCATTCTACGAACGGTCATAGAAGGCATTGTATCCTTCTATTCTCCCAGAACCATCTATATTATCACCGATTTCCGTTCTACTTTAGAAATACTGGAACATTCTCTCTTTTGGAAAAAAGGAAGAACGAAAATTGTAACGATCGATGAAAATATATTTGGAAAGGAAGATTTAGAGAGAAAATATACTTGTATCGATGAGAAATCAAGAGAATTTGGATGGTGGTTTCAACAAATCATTAAATTAGACGCAGTAAACAGAATCCCGAATTTATCCGATCCTTTCGTCGTATGGGATGGAGATCTTATTCCTCTGGTAAAATGGGACTTATACAACGAGGAATCGAGAGAATATCGATTTGCTATTTTACAGGAAACCGCGAAAAACGAATTTAATCGGGCACAATATCACGATTCTATTCTCTCGATTCTAGGATTAGAAACGGTAGAACCATTGGAAAAAGGGACATTCGTTCCACATCATTTTATATTCCATCATATCGTGATTCGGGAACTGGTCGAGAGAATTGGTTCGGTGAATTGGCAAGAAAAAATCATGGCATTGTCTGCGACGTATTATCGTTTTTCTGAATATATGTTGGTGGCGACATTTATGTATTATTATTTTCCGGAATTATTGAAGTATTATCCTTTTCAGCTGTTTGGAGAGAAAGGAATTCGGTTTCGAGAATCGTTGGAAATCCAAGGGAAAATCCGGAGGAAATGTGATGTGAAAGAATGGGGATTAGGATACGAGGTTTTTAGGGAATTTGTAAAGAGAGAATTTGGGGTTCGAGAGATATCGTATATACAAATCGAACATGTAGTTTAGCAATATTTTATACAGGGATTATATATTTATAAAATATGGCAACCAGACGAATACGCAAAAAGGGGAGAAAAACCCGTAGATATAAAAAAAAGAATGGTGGTGTGTTCAGTGTATTTAAATTTGCGAAACCTGGTAAGAACCCGACGACCCCACGATCGGCTTCTAATATAAACACAACATATTTTAACGACCCATTAAAAAAAAAAATAGCAAACATGTTAGAATCTAAATACACTGACGAAGCATATAAAGAATTAATTGATAATCTAAAAAAAAATAATAAAAAAGAAATTATTGATATGATAAAACAAGAAGGTGAAACTCCACTAGAATTATTACAATTTTTTCCTCAAGATTATAATCAAAATAAGGTGCTAGAACAAAAATATAAAGACCTAAAACAAATATATGATGATCATACACCACGATCTACAAAATCTCATAAACGCTAGCTTCTTTACATCGTCCATAGGTTTTTCGATGCCATTGTGAAATCCCATATTTCAAAATCCCGTCTAAATGAGTTTTGGTTCCATATCCCATGTTTTTCGCCAATCCATATTTAGCATCTAATTCCGGGATTTCGATACAAAGATCCCGAATATAGGCATCTCTCGCAGTTTTAGCTAAAATAGAAGCGCAAGCAATAGATGCAAACAAATTATCACCACCGGGCACGGTTTCAAAAGGAAGACTGGCTAAAGTTCCCGTCGCTTCATCATATACCGGATATCCAGTAAAATCATTCCCATCAATCAAAAGAAAGGCATCCTTCCCCAATCCTTTCGTTTCCAGACGTTCTAAAATATGTCGAATACATTCTCGCATACCTTTCAACACCGCCTGACGGATATTAATGAGATCGATTTCCAAAGCTTCCACAAATTCCACATGCCAAGCGAGAGATGCGCTACGAATATAATCCGCGATTTCCGCGATTTTCTTTTTAGACGTGATTTTTTTACTATCCCGAACCTGAGAGAAATCGAAAGAACCATCTTTAGGTAAAACGACGGCGGCTACATAAACTCTCCCAAAAAGCGGTCCACGACCGGCTTCATCGATCCCAATCTCGATTTTCTCTCGTTGGTAAAACATTTTAACACCATATTTATTTTGCAAATCGAAATTAACATCCATGGTTCTTTAGACAATAACATAAATTCATTTTATATTTCAATTTTATTAGAAATATATAATATATAATAATATAGGCTCTCTCGAAATGGCAACATATAAATTATCGGTATTTGCATTATTTTTAATAGTATTAGGCGCATTGATTATTTCGATGTTAGTAGGTAATTGGTTTCATACCAAAGAAGGAATGATTTCATTTTATAATGGAACACCCCCATTATCCACAGTAGTATATATTAAAGATTACTCTGGACCAACGAGTGGGAAATTTGGTAAAAATGTCGTGCTAATTTATGATAATATTTTCTTTGATCAAGACAATGCAAACATAATAGAAGTAGATAGCACAGCTATCAACGGTAATGTAATGATTGGAAATGTCATGACTGGTAAAGCAGAAACAGATGGTAGTTCTATACAAAATATATATATAACCAATGCATTCGATAGTGATGAGTATTTTAATCCTAACGACGTAGAAACGTATTCTTATACCGACAACACATTAACCAATACTACACCAACAAAAGGAGCAACAAATAAATTTAAGATATCCTACTGCGAAATGATTTATACAACCCAAAGTAAAAATACAGATGAATATACTGTATTTGTATTACCTTGGAATGATAGCACTTACATTCATATCATAAATAATACAAAAAAGACGAATGTAAATACCACATGGTTTGGACCAGGAAAAAAACATAGTATAAAATCGCATAATGAAATTAAAAATACATTACCATTTATTAATAATGGGATATATACACAAGATTTAAATACAAGTCCAATGTTGAATACCTTTATGATTCAAGAAAGCTATAATTCACAAAGCTTAGTATATCAATTAAATGATAGTATTTTTTTTAATAACAATACGGGAGTATTAATTATATATAAAGATAAATTATATAAAGATTTTACTGCATACAACCAAGATGGAGAAATTATTTCAAATAATAGTGTTGAATCACAAAAACGTAGTGAAAAAACGTTTGATGCGTGGCATAAATATGACAAGTTTGGAAACATAATGATTTTATATATTAATAACGGAAAAAATATTATGCTTGCTTTAATTCAACCAACGGAATATGAAAGCAATACTACTATATATACCTTATTTAATGTTCAGCGATTTAATAATATAGGTTTAGATGCTGGATTCAGTTATGGTCGAGAAGGTGCGTCCAAGTTTGTTGGACTTAATAGTGGAGGAGCAGAAAGTATAGGAGGACTGAATGGTTTTGGATTAGGAGTAACCAATGGATGGGGTCAAGGAGGACCAGGGGCATGGGGAGAACAAGGTGGACCAGGGACATGGGCAGGATCTGGAGAATCTACATCCACTGGAGGACCAACTGATATGATGAATGATTATTATCGTTGGTTTTATCATTGGGCAACCAAAGGACTGAACAATAATCCAAATGGGCCGAATTTCAATTATTCCGACGATTACATCATGAAAACCCAAATCGTGCCACCCGTTTGTCCATCCTGTCCATCTTGTCCTGCAACGGGAACATGCACGAATTGTGGAGGAAATGGCGGATCTGGAACACAAACGAAGGATGGAACGTCTTTAGCGGAAGGTGGATATGAAAATAGAAATTTGAATGTAACTGGAGATGGATTGACAATCACCGATGCGGCAAATACGGTGGGAGGTGTCTTAAACAATGCAATTAGTCAACCCGCGAATATTATCGCTGGTGTTGAAAATACAATAGAAAAAGGCGCGTCAGGAGCAGTTGATTTAGCAAAGGATACTGGATCTGGTGCAGTAAATCTGGTAAAGGATACTGGATCAGGTGCAGTAAATTTGGCGAAAGATACTGCTTCAGGTGCATTAAATCAAATAAATATGATGGGTTCCACTGCGATTGGATTAGGAAAAGATATTGTGGGTGGAACCATCGATCTTGGAAAAGATATTGTGGGTGGAATCAGTGATTTGGGAGACAGACAAAGAAAAAATCAAAATCAAAATCAGGGGGTCGGTGTCGGGGTCGGGTCCAACCAATATGGATATGCTAATTCTTACGGAGGAGGATCTGCTGCAAATCAACTATTACCGAAAAACATCGCATCTAACGTAGATCATTCCAATTTATATGGTGCCGTGCCAAACAAAGGAAATTCGAGTTATATGCCCCTTGGCAGTGACTTTTCTAAGTTCGGGCGTTAAGCCGGAACGACAAAAAAGTTCTTACGGAACGACAAAAAAGTTCTTACGGAACGACAAAAAAAAATCCCAGTCTAAAATGCGGATAAAATGAATATAAAAAATCTTTATTATTTACAAGAACCATATTATTTGTAAATAATCATAACTACCATAATATGAAAACACAAACACAATTACCAATCAATCACCTATTTGAGAGAGAAACGATCGTAAAAGAAATCACGACGATTCTAAGCACGTTCGATGAAAGATGTCAACAAACCACGTTTAAAAAAGGAATATATATCTACGGTTCTCCCGGAACGGGAAAATCCCATTTTGTGGTTCAGCTCTTGAAAGAATTAGGATACGATGCCATTGTATACGATGCAGGAGATGTGCGAAATAAATCCCTATTCCAAACCATCGATTCAAATCATCTCTCGAATCGAAACGTCTTAGATTTAATGAATCGTAAAGTAAAAAAAATCGCGATAGTGATGGATGAAATTGACGGAATGAACAATGGTGATAAAGGGGGTATAGATGCACTCATCAAGTTAATACGACAGAAAAAAACGAAAAAACAAAAAGCGGAAAATACCACGCTAAATCCTATTATATGTATAGGAAATCACAAAAACGATAAGAAAATCCGTGAATTAATGAAAGCATGTCATACCTTTGAATTGAAAATTCCCACAAAGAAACAAACGGAAGATTTATTAAAAATCTGTCTCCCGCCATTTTCTACTTTTCATACCTCGGTTCAAAGTAAAATCCATGAATATATTCAGGGAGATCTACGGAAAGTCCTCTTTTTATCTCAAATCTGGAAAAAAAAACCGGAATTATTAACTATTGAAACGGTGCAAAACATATTCCATGTAAAAATGTTGAACGAAGATGCCAAAAAAATCACATGGCGATTATTGAATAAGACCATATCCTTAGAAGATCATATTCCATTCATGAACGAAACCGATCGAACCACCGTTGCATTATTATGGCATGAAAATATTGCGAATCCTTTAGCAAAAGAACCAAGTGAAAAGGCGTTTCCTTTTTATTCGATATTATTAGAAAACATGTGTTTTGCAGATTATATCAGTAGAATTACGTTCCAAAGTCAAATCTGGCAGTTCAATGAAATGGGTTCTCTCATCAAGACGTTTTACAATAATAAATTATATCACGATAAATTTCCAACCCATACTGGGAAATTCGCCCTAAACGAAGTGGATTTTACAAAAGTATTGACAAAATATTCAACGGAATATAACAACCAGCTTTTTTTATACGGACTTTGTCAGAAAATGAATATGGATAAAAATGATTTAGTCGCTTTTTTCCAAGAACTTCGAATCTTATATGGAAATAATACCCAATCGAAAAATATGGATTGGGTAGAAAAGATCCAAGAACATTTAGGAAAAGAAGAGGTGGATATGTTGGATATAAAACGGATGTATCGATTTTTAGACAAAAATGTAAAAAAAGAGGATATTTCGGAAGAAGGGGATCTGGAATATTTAGACGAAATGGAAGAAAGTGATTTCGAAGACGAAATTTTAGAATAATTTTTTACATTGTTTTCTTTGGATATTATATATTTGCGGACATGAATGTCATTATGTTTCTTTACGTCTTTCTACTGTTCGTTCTTCTAACTCCCGGAATTCTACTTTCTCTTCCACCAAAGGGAGGTAAATGGTCTACTGCTATTGTCCATGGTCTAGTATTTGGTCTGGTTTGGTGCTTTACCAATAAATATGTGTGGGAACTAAGTATGATAATGATGCATCCTGCTCCCGCCGTTGTGTTAAATGTTTAGGCATTTTAACCATGTAAAAAATTACGAATATTATTTTTATATAAAATAATATTTTTATACTATATAAAATATGGCGAAAACACGTAGCAATCGTAAACATAAACATATAATCTCTACGGTCCCTCATGAACATACTTGTCATGGATTACATCAATGGTATGTCTCTATGTTTGAAAAACTAGGCTGGATGTTATTAGCACAGCGAAATGGATGGAATGATAAAGTCATGGCCTATAAAAATTCAGTGCATAGATTAGAAGAAGCGATTCTCCACAAACATGCGCATGTAAAAGAAGCCGACCGTAAAATGGATTTGAAAATCATGTTGGCAAATGTGAAAGTTCTCAAAGAACACGTGCAAAAAGATTTTTAGTTTTATCGTTCACCGATGCATCATTTGTTGCAACATATTTTCCAATTCTGCATTTCTCTGGTATAATTGTTGTAATTGTTGTTGTTGGGTTTGGATTAAATGGACAATTTCTTCGGTGCTTAATGCCCGGGGTGCTTCTCCTGGATTTTGTATCATAATTTGCGGTTGAGTTTGACCTTGATCATGCATTTGCATCATTTTGGCACGATCTTCTTCAATCTTTTTGATTTGTTCAATGACATCTGGTTTATAATGAGGATTACCGGGTTCATATTTTTCTAAAAGTGGTCCAATATCTTCCATGAAATATTTTTTAATCGCCGCTTCTTTTTCTCCACCGCGTATAAACATATCTACGGTTTTATCGCTGTATTTTTGAAATTGATTCGGGAAATTCATTTCAAGTAATTTACGTTTATCAAAGGTATTTTGTTCATGGGAAAAGACCAAGATCGATTTCAAAGGATCTAATTGCACAAATGGAATCGTATAATTCTTTAAAAACGCCTTTTCTTCTGCGATAGCCGCATGTTCTTCGTATCGACATTGGTCTAGTAATTCTCTTCGAAATGCAAATGTTCCAGCAGTTGCGTGATTTGGACCATAAGGACCAAATTGCACCATTTTTTGAATATGTTTAAAGTAAATATAAATTTCACTCGCACCAGCACATAATGCGGCCGGATTTTGTTGTAAACGTTCTACTGCATGACTAATTCGTTCTGGTGGATAATAATCGTCGTCGTCCATATATACGATAATCGATCCTTTCGATTTTGTGTGCATTAGATTTCGTTTCGCTCCTAATGCGATTTTCTTATCTAACGGAAAATATTTAATTTGTGGTATATTTGCGGCAGTAATAAGGTCCCCGATTTTGTCCGTTCCATCATCGATAATAATCCATTCGATACGAGATTTAGGATAATCTTGATTGCGGAAACACTCCAACATGGTTTGAATAAACGGTCGTCGATTGAAAGTTGGGGTGCATACACTTACGAATGGATGTTTATTGGCGGGTTTGGTTTTGGATTTGGTCATTTTATATATATCCACATTACTTGTTTATATTGCTTCTACAGCAATAGGTTTTTCTTCGCCTTCGGGTTTGGCTTTAGATCCAAACAGATTACCAAATTTAGATTTTATACTATTATAACCAATACTGGCAACACTCCCAATTGTATTTATTAAACTGCCTTTTGTAGCATTTGGATATAATTGGGATATCACAAAACAAAAGAAACCTATTTCGGGTTGTGCTTGTGTAAAAGCAATTGCGAATCCACTATTATAAATTTGGGTAATATTAATTGCCATTTGTATTTCTGTTTTAAATATACGGTTTAACATGTCTGCTATTTTACTCTGTATCACTACTATTTCTTCATCATATGCGGTTTGTATTTCTTTCATAAAAGTGGTTTGTTTCAAAGTATCAATTATGTTTGTATCTCCCTCTTTCTTCTCATCTCCCTCTTTCTTCTCTTCTCCCTCTTTACTCTCTTCTCCCACTTTCTTCTTTGCATCTACCTTCTCCTTCTCATTTTCGATTATGGCTTTCACTTCACCTGACGTAATATTTGCATTAATAATGGTTATTACGCGATTACAAAAATTAGAAACGTTTGCATCTATTTTCATTAAAATCATTTCTTTGAAAAATGCTAATACGTTTTCTATTTGTTTTCTGTTTGACCCGTTATACTCTTTTAATTTTAATTCCACTTCTCCTGTCACACTTTGAATACTAATCGGTGACTTAAAAATATTTGCGACTTCATTACAAATAGCCTTTACTTCCTCTATTTTTGTCTCAAAATTTGTAAAATTTGCTTCACTACCACTCATTTCTTTGAGTGCCTTAATATCCAGTAATAATCGTCCAAAGAAGCTATCATCATCAATTATGGTTGGGGGTTTCACTATTTCTTTCTTCTCTTCTACATCTACTGGTTTCACTTCAGTGGGCTTCTTCTCTATTGGATCTATTGGCGCAATATTCATTGGAATATTCTTTAGTTTATTTTCTAATATAGATGAATTATCTTTATAGGATTCCCCATATGCCACATTCGTATTGGATTTATAAGATTTCTTGTTTAGAATAAAATAGACTAAATACATGAGTGCAAATAAAAATAAAACACTTAATACTAGTTTAACTGCAGAAGATGAATTCGAATTTTGCATAGGATTCTCTGCTAGATAAATAAAATTGGAAATAATCAAGACAAACATAACGAAATAAAAGAAATACGAATAAAAATAAACAATGGCATCCCGTATAAATGTCCCGATTTTGAAAACATTCGATTCGCATTTTTTATTTTCATGTTTCATTATATCATCATATGCATTATTACTGAAACCGTAAAATCCAAAGAAAACATAAATAAACCAAAAATAAAATGCAATTCGCATTACAGGATATACCGCATACAAAATACCGCCAATCGCTAAAATAATGAAAAGGTTATATAGACACCATGTAATAAAGTTAGTAATAGTTGGTCCCATATTAATAGAAGTAATTGTAGCAACTAATAAATAATGCCGGATAACACCATACAACATAAAAGATAAAAAGAATTTATCTTGCACCCATGCAAAAGGATTATTAATAAAACTATTGTATAAATCCCAGAAGGAAGTTAGATTAAAAAGTAAAATAAGCATGAATAACAGAATGTATAACAAGGATGGAAAATTATATAGATAGATTAGTTTTGCGAACCATTTGATTGCTTTGAAAATATAAATAAGAATATCAAATGGGGATGCAATAAAAGTATTTAAAAGCGTATAAAAAATCAACGATCCTTTTTTCACTTCTACTACTCCTTCTTCTGTAATATTTTCGGGACTAATGACCCGTAATGGTAAAGAAGTGCTGTCATAGTAAATATAAAAATATGCATTATTCGTAAATATCCAGGTAACAATCACGAGTATGATCTGTGTAAAAATACTGTAGATGATAGAACTATCATATAATATTTGTTGATTTTCAGCATAGACCGATGCTGGAACATACGTATTACCAATTAAAAGAGGCGGTCCATTGGGGTCTATTAACTTTGCGGTTTTTGGATTGATTACCACATTATCACTCGGGTCTACATTTAAATCTAATTTCCATGGCCAATTCGGTTTTGTAATCGGCGCACCCATATTATCAAATGGGGTAATAGGTAAATTACCATAAGATAATTGAGCGATTACGACGGAAAAATAGATTAATATATTATTGAACAAACTAATAAAAAACATGAGAAAATTTGACATCCCTGCCAAAAATACAGCAAAACTTTCTGGTTTTAGCATTTCGGTCACGTCCTCTAAATCTTCCGGAATTTCATCCGGTAAATTAAGATCACTTAATACATTATCTAATTTATCTAAGGTATCATCTAATAAAAACTCTGCATCGAGATCCTCTATTTCGACACCTATAAAAGAAGATAAGTTATCTAATTTTGCAGATTGTTCTTTCGTCAATGTTTTCGTTTTTTTACCGCTGCTCGATCCATTACTATTCGATGATCCGGTTGCATTCGATGATCCTTTACTATTCGATGATCCGGTTGCATTCGAACCTTTACTTTGATTAGGATTGTTAGGATCGTAATATTTTGTATTACTATCATCCATTATTAGTATTTCTTGTCTTCCAGGTTGTAAAAAGTTTTTGATTTTTTCATTTTTCAAAATTTCTTCTGGGATATGTTTGTCCGTAAAACCTTCTAAAGTAGGAAAAAGAAGCATATTTTTATAATTTCTATTATTTTTTATTTTCTCCATTTTATTTAGTAATTCATATTCATCTTTCAATAACATTGTATTATATAACGACTCTATATATAATACAAACATTATCGGGCGTATAATGCACCACAGTTCCCTCCTATAAATGAAATAATATTATATCTCTCTTCAAATAATGTCATATTGAAATTATAATCGTATAATTTCCAATTCGATTTATTCGTTGCAATTGGTATTCCATTTCCATCACATATAATTTGGAAAGATGCTCCCGTGCTATTAATTGGGGGAACATAAGTAGTAATCTCCAATTCTACATTTTTAAATCGGCTTAGATTGATAGCTCCCGATGGTTGATATGTATGTGGATTCGTATCTAAACAAAAATTATAACAATATAATCCTTCTTTGGCAAAAGAATTCGTTCGTGTATATTTCTCAATATAATTAAATACGGAAGAAGTTAAGCTATTCTCTCTATATTTTCCATCCAATATAACCGCAAACGTTTCCATAATTTCTTTTTGATTATCCGCACTATAATTGCCAGTAGTATAGAATCCAGTATTTGATCCATTTGGGTGAATTAAAGGTCCTAAATACTTACCATTCAATTTTAATTGAGGATTAGTAACCACATCTTTTAAGGTGGGTGCATTCGAATAATATGGTGCCATTTGGATTTCGGATGGTATATTTTGATATGGCCAGTTTGTATAATTACTCCATTCATTTCGCATATATACATCGTTTCGTTGAAAATACCACATCCAACTCGAAATCATTCCATTGGAATGAAGTGAAACCGTTTTAGATCCAGTAACATTATCGAATTGATATTGAAATACATCTTTCACTAAATATATTTGATCTTCTGCTGCAAATAATTTTGCTTCTTCTTTGGATAAAAACGCATAGGTGCTCATTAAATGAATATCGGCATTCCAATTACTAATCAGGTTTGTATAATTACCAGTTTCAATCGAGGTATCTGCCGAAGGCGGACTTTGTAAAAAACGATACATTTGAAAACGGGCTTGGTTAAAATCCGGTTGAACATAAGGATAATTATTGGTGTTATCAAATATATCACGCACTTGAAATAACTCTTGTATAGGTCGTAAAGTAATCGAAATTTCCAATTCATTATATTGTAAAGACACGAGTGGAAAAGCACAACGACTATCTAATGTAAACCAGGCATGAATGGGAATATATAATTGTCTTCCACGAATAGAGGGTTCGGTTCCAATAGTATCATCGGTATCTATTGCAAAATAAGCAGAAGGATAGGTATTGGCCCGATTAAACGCATTTGCTGGATTATTTAATTCTAAAACGTTTCCAGACATAGTATTGAATAATTTCTTTTTTTCTGCAGTAAAATCACGATCCACGGATGCAGCAATATATTCACCGGAATATTTAGCTAAAAGAAAAGATCCAGCATGAATATTCACTTCCTTGATCATATTTGTTCCTAAATTCTGTATCCATCGAAATTCATAAGGAGCCCATTCATTATTCGTATCGGGAGTAGGTGAATAAATCGGGCTCCAAATATCAGGTATAGTAATACCGATATAGGTATCCATTAATAATTCCGCATACCGTTTGATTTTAAAAGAAAACGTAGAGGGTTCGGTTAATCGTAGATCGCGTATCCCGTCATAATCGATACGAAATTTCTGTAGTCCAAAATTCGTATATTTCGAATAAGTTACACGAAAAAAGGTTTTAGACGGATTTCCGGTTAAAAAGATATTCGCATTTCCCAATGCAATAATATTTAATAATCCTCCCGGCATATCTAATGATGTATGATCTTATTATATCATTTTCTTTTCTTTTCTTTTTCTTTTTTCTTTTTTCTTTTAATAATTAAATATATATCGATGGAAATACATAAAAAAATCTTATTAATTCTTACTATTTTCATTGCGTCTGTCATTATTTATCGTTTATGGAACCAACGTATCGATATTCAAACACAAACACAAATAAAAAAAGAATCCTTTAAAGCGTCCATCAATTTGATGAATACGCATGATAACCATTTACCGATTAATCAATATTTTATAAAAGCATCCTGGAATACTGCCTATAATAGTTCTAAAAATATCATGGATTTAAGTATGGTTACTACTGTTTTAAGTCGCGGATGTCGTTTTATCGATTTCGAAGTTTATTCTTCTAGTAGCACTACTGGTAGTAATACTTATACGTCTAAAGCGGTAACCACGATAATTCCGGTAATAGGATATTCGGTTCAACCAAAAAATAAATATCAAATGGACTGTAATGAACCCACGGTAAGTTTACTCGAGGCATTAACCACTGCAAAAGAGTATGCATTTTCACAGGGAACTTCTACTGGACCTCCAAATTCAAAGGATCCGTTATTTATTCAGATCCGTGTAAAATCGGCAAATCAAGAATTATATGATGCCTTACCAACTGCGATTAAATCGGGTTTAGGCAGTGCCATCGTATTACCAACGGAGAATAGTTTTAATAAAATCCTATTAAAAGATATGGCGGGCGGTGTATATCTTTTTGCGGATTTAATGAATTCCGATCCCATGTTTAAAAAAAATTATGTAAAATATGATATCTTTTCCAATATTACGGTTTCGGGATTTTTAGAAAATGGAATATCTACCATTGCGAATTCCATTCTACTACAAAGTCCTAAACTACCACCTATGATAACCGATCATTCTAAAATGACGGTTAGTTATCCAGTGATTACGTATCCAGATTGTTCAAATTGTAAACCCCAGGGTTATATTCAATTTACAGAGTCGTTTCCAGATATTTCAGTGCATAATACCATTGCAAATCCAACTGCGTATCCACCTATTCAAAATAAATTACATGCTGGTCTTAATTCAGACGTAATGAATATGATTATTAATTATGGAATGAATATCATTCCATTTCGTTTTTACATAGATGATAATAGTTTAGCAGACTATGAAAATATATTTATGGATAACGGGGAATGCGCATTTGTAAAAATGGGTTTGATCATGAAAAACTATAATATTACGCCCACTACGTAAGGAATATTCTATTCTATTCCAACCATGTAAGAAAAATCTTGAAATTTATTATATTCCCATAATATAATAAAGAAAGAAAGAAAGAAAGAAAAATGCATACGCATACCAGAAAAAAAAGAACTGGTGGACAACAGCTTCGAAAAACGAATTGTCATCCTGGAACCAGAAAAAAAAAGATCCTGGATTATTCTTGTTTTACGAAAGAATCCATTCTTATCCTAAAAGACGCATTTAATAAGCATCATCCTGATCGAAAAATCGTCACGAATAACCCGAAAGAAATTTGGGAACATTTACATCAAAAAATACCGGAATGTGATCGTGAATCTTGTTGGTTACAGAAGATCCCCAATCGATATTTACAAGACAAATTGAAAAAAGATTTATTCTCTCCGGTAAAACCCACGGAATGGAAAGCAAAACCAAATGCATGGTTATCCAATTTCGATATTGATGCGGTGATTCAACAATACGAAGAAGCCAATCGCGATTTTCTGTTTCTAGGTCCAACCCCGATTGATTTTGATAAAGTAAAAAACGGAAAATGTATTTGGGAAGAATTATGTCGCATTAATATTGTAAAAGAATATCGCAGAGGTAAACGGAAATTCGGCGTTATTTTTAATTTAGATACTTCGGAAGGACCAGGAACCCACTGGGTTTCTCTCTTTATGGATATCAAAGATCCAACCCCTTTTCTGTTTTATTTCAATAGCACGGCAGAAGATACGCCTGCAGAAGTAAAAGATTTAATGACGCGTTTAGAAAGTCAATTTAAATTGATTAAACCATTGAAAAACCGGAATCTAAAAGTATTGGAAAATACGAAAATGCAACACCAGAAAAGTAATACCGAATGCGGTATGTATTCTCTCTTTTTCATTATTTCGTGTCTTACTCGAAAAACGGATCCTAACGATATGGATGAAACAAAAAAAATGTCGGTGGATGATTTAGTTGCAATGTTTGCAGGAAATACGCGAATACCAGATAAACTAGTAGAGAAATATCGCGGTATTTATTTCAACGATTAAATAGAGATCGTTTGTAATTTAAGAAATGTATTTTGTAAAACATTATAATTTACATTTTTAAGATTTAGAAGCACCTTTATATTGTCGGTTGAAAAAACGATATCATGAAAATAATCATAATTTTCTATAACTTCTTTTATTTTATCAATAATATCCTCATAATTTGTCCAAATTATCATATCTTTATAAGGTATTGTATCCATTAAAGGCGAAATTTCAGAAATAACAACGACACCGCATTCTAATGCCGGTAAAACTCTCAATTCTTCAAATGTATGATGATGTGGAGTCTGATGAATATTTATAAGAATCTTGGTATTTTTTAATAAATGTTGCAATGCATCCGTATTAAAACAATTATTCACATTGGTATGTTCTATTTTTTCATTATTTATTTTATTCAATATCTTCCTTCTTCTTGTTTCATTTGTATTTATAAAAGTAGTTAATGTTATTATATTTCTGTTTATTTTCAATGTATATAGTTCATAAATAGATGAACTAATATATATATGTTTTTTTGAAAAAGAATCATACATTGGACAATTTTGGACATTATGAATATTAGGAATACTGTAATCTATAATTATATCGGCTTTTATTAAATTATCATAATTATCTATTCTTACTAAATATGTTTCATTTATATCACATTTAATATTACCAACCGGGGTTCCATCTAAAACACTTCTACCTCCATTTTTGACTAATGTATGTTCAAAATTTATATTAATATGCAGCGTTTTATTCTGGTTATTAAAAATATGATCATCGCATAAAATTATATTAATATTCCATTCCGGATTATTTATGAATATTTTTTTTATTATTTTAACTATATTTTGATAATAATCATTAATTATACCAGCATCTTCTTTGTAAAATAAAAATGACCCATTTGCGTTAAAAATCATTTTTTACTGTAGATTTATATAATATATTAATATGTCTTTAAATGAACTTTCCATAAAGTATCATTTAGATAAAAATATCCATTCTGGATGTCATAATTACATACCTGGATATACTCAATTATTTGAAAAACGAAAAAACGATATAAAATCCATGTTAGAAATTGGCATTGGTTCTATTGAAAATGGTCAAATGGGTGGTGTAATTCAACATGGCTATAAAACTGGAAACAGTTTAAAATGTTGGAGTGAATATTTTCCGAATGCAATCATATACGGAATGGATATATATAATCATGCAGAATTAAACACAGATCGAATTATTACATTTCAAGCAGATCAGAATAAATATTCGGATTTAGATAACGTTATAAAGAACATTCCTGTAGATTTAGATATAATCATTGACGATGGAAGTCATTGCGGAGAACATCAAGTATTTTCATTTATGTATTTAAATAAGTGTTTGAGTGAAACCGGAATGTATGTAATAGAAGATATACAACCACAACACATTAACCAATTTTTAGATTTAAGTATTTTTCCAAAAGATTACATTAAATATATTAAAGATAATTTTACAATTGAATATTTTGATACTAGAAACGATTTTGGCCGTGAGGATGATTTTATGATGTGTTTTACACGAAAATAAATCAATCCATCATCAAATCTCACTTGATCCTTCCATGTATCCATTTACATTCAAATATTTCATTCGTTTTTCTACTTTGGACTTTAATGATTTTAGAATTGCTAATAATAATAATAATTCTGTTTTGGACATTTTGTTTCTTGGTTTTAGATTTAACATATTTTTAATATAGAATTGTTGCGTATTGTGTAGTAACTCATCCTCATCCTCATCCTCCGACATAGTAATATTAAATATATATAATATTATTATACCTTTATACTTTTCATCAAATCTCACTTAACCATTCCGTGAATCCAGAAAAGAAAAAATAGGCAAGTCCAAACAAAAAACTCTTTAAAAGTAAACCATATGTATTGAAATTCCCATCGGAATCATAAATGGCTAAAAAGGATAATCTACGGAAAAAAATATTATTTATTGCCGGCATTTGAAAAATGAAAAACAAAATGGCGACGAAAATTGGTATTTGACTGTTTTCAATAATCACTTCGATTCTGGATTGTTTCCGTTTTTTTTCGGCATGTTCTTTCCATTCTTTTTCTTTTTCTTTTTCGTAGGTTTGCATGTATTCTTTTGAGAGATTCATTTGAATGGGTGGCAGAGGAGGAATATAATTGGCTTGAATTTGTTCATCATGGGTATATACCGTAGGATCTTTAGGCATATCTCTTGGAGGTAGCGTTTGTTGTTGAAATGAAGGAGTAGGATAAGTAGGGACACTAGGTGGAGGGTGTCCATATGGATTTGGATGAACATCAATAGGAGCATAAGAAGCGTTTGGGTTTTGACCTTGACCTTGACTTGGACCTTGACCTTGGCTTGAACTCATCGTAATATTTTCCGGTAAATCACTAATGCGTGTGACAGAATCCATAGGATAAAATATACAATACAACTGTATGTTTTATCTATTAAAGAAACGAATTACCAAAACCAACTTTTCGACATATCTACTGGTGCTTGTGGCTTTAGAATCGAGGGAATACCTCCACCATCTTCTTTATCATTGGTAGAATCGGTGATTTGAACGGTTTGTTTGGTAGGATCGCATTTGTCCGGTTTTAAATCATATTTATAACAAAACTCTCCAAAACGAAACGTTTTACCATCTACTTCATTGATCACCGGTCCATCGAAAATAATACAATTTTTATCGGTGCAGGATTTACGAAACAAAGTGGCTAAACCGATTCCAATGATAACCGATATAAAGAAACGGCCCAATTCGGTATTTAATAAACGTTTGATATTTAACATTATACACTATCCATTGAAAAAAGTTGGTTCCATTATTTATATTTGCAAATTTAATTTATATTTGCAAAGGCGTTTTAGAAATATCACTTTCTTTTGCAGGACATTGCATTTTAATTTCCTTAAAATGAAAACAATTACCCGCTTTGTCTTTGTATTGAATAATATCTACATTATCGGGAGAAGGATATACCATGATTTTACGTGTATCTGGCATAGTAATATATATCGCAAACATACCAAAGGCAAAACTAATGATGAATACTGGGAAATTTATATATTTGAATATAAAACTCATTATATATCATAGGATAGAGTTTATATTTAACGATATTTCTGGTTTTAGTAAAAAAGAATTATATGTTTATAGTATAAAACATTCCAATGCTTAGCACGGATTATAGTTATTTTAATTTCAATAATTATCCCTCTTCTGGATCCGCCAGTATGAATGTTGACTATAGTATGTTGCCACAATATAGTGTGAATGGTATTCCATTATTAACTTATTTTTTAGTTGGGGTTACTGCCGTTACCTTGGGATATATCACGCTAAAAGAAAATGATATAGAACCAACCGTAAATGAACCGTTCGAAGAACCAGAACCGGTTCCGGAACCAGAACCAGAAGAAGAAACACCTAAAACGGGTGGTAAAAAAAAGATGAAAAAGAGAAAAACACAAAAGGGAAAAAAAGGAAAAAATAAAACACAATAAAAAGAGAGAAAAAATTATTCCTTCGCTTTTTTATAAGATCTCTCAAAAAATTCATTTACTTTTACTACATCTGCACCAATCACTACATCATCCGGAATATAATCGGTATTTCCACTATAATATGCTAAAATGACAGGAATACCATTGACCATTCGTTTGGTTTTTAAAAAAGAATATACTTCTAAATTATCATCAATATCAATAATATATGACTGAACATTCTCCGGCATTTTATTCATTAGTATTTTAACATGTTGTTCTATTCTCTTACAGGGAGCACACCACTCTGCACCGAATTTAATAATAATAACCCCTGGATTCGACTCTAATGCTTGATGAAACACTTGTTTATTTGGCAGTTCAGTAAGAATGGGGAGAGACATGGACAAAGATAGTATAAATATATTTCGCTAAATACATTTATGTTTTTTCAAAAGATAAGATAAAAGAGAAAGATTCCAATGCATCATCATTTAGATATTCATGCCTATTCTCTCCAAGAACTCATGGATCTTTTCAAAATCCCAAATAAAAGAGAGATTTCTACGGAACATATCAAACAAGCCAAGAAAATCACCTTACAAATGCACCCAGATAAATCGCAATTACCTCCCGAATATTTTCTCTTTTATAAAAAGGCATTTGATATTATTGTAAAATATTATGAAAGTCAGCAGAAAATCTCTCAAATCGTTCCGTTAGAAAAGGAAATCGAATATGAACCTTTAGCAAAAGATATGAATGAAAAAGAAATCGCGAAACAAATCCGGAAAATATCCGCTGAAAAAAATTTCCATCGAACGTTCAACGATTTATTTGAAGAAAATATGAGAGAAAAACCGGACCCGAAAAAAAACGAATGGTTTACCAACGAACACGCTATTTTCGAAACGGATCATGTAAAATCTGTGAGTCAAATGAACACCGCACTTGAAAAAATAAAGGAAAAAACCAACGCCATGTCCGTTTATCGCGGTGTTCAACATTTAACCCATTCTAGCGGTTCCCAATTATACGGAAACGACGAAGACGATACCGATGAATATATTTCCTCCGATCCATTTAGTAAATTAAAATACGAAGATCTACGCAAAGTCCATAAAGATCAAACCGTGTTTTCTATTACAGAAAAAGATATGCAAAATGTAAAAACCTATGATTCCGTAGATCAATATCGGAAAACGAGAGAAAATGCCTTTGTCCCTTTAGACAAAACAGAAGCAGAACATCTTTTGCTAAATCGAGAGAAAGAAATGCAGGAAAAAATGTTGCAAAAACAATACCGGAGCGATTTACAAACGCTACAAAATATAGAAAAAAATAAGAATATACAGGCCACTTTTCTAAGACTTCATAGGTAAAAAATCATTTTGTTTCTTGATTGTCGTCATTTGATTCATTATTTGTTGTTGATATTCAGGAGAGAATAGCCATTTTTTATCAATATCCAACATCAAATGATCATAATTCTTTTCTTGTTCTTCTACATCGCTATAACATACATGTTGCGTGATCGTCAATGGATAAAGTAAGAACCATCTCCCAGATTGCTGTAAGGGTTTCCAGTAAATATCAATGGCATATTGTTTTTTATCTTCTGGATGACGCATTAAGAGAGAGACGGCTTCTCTCATATTCTGGATCAATATCTCGTAAAATGCTTGTTTTACTATATAACCTATCGTGGTTTGACAATTCGAGATTTGCACACAATAATCTACTTTCTTCAGTTGAATATATGGTGGACAATTATTCCCGCCTAATAATAAAACGTCCCATTCGATTCCATCTTTCTTATGATTTTTCCAGAAATTAGAGAGACTTTTGTTAAAGACATCCGGTTTTATACATTTAAAATCATCTTCGATAATCGTGACCATATCCCAACCTCGTTCTTTCGCTAATTCTAGGCATTTAATATGACTAATTCCGCACCCTACCGCACCATTGGTCGTTTTTACTGCTGGAAATCTCTCGAAAGAATGCATTCCTAATTGATTTAATTGAGAGACAATATGCCATTTACGATCTTCTCGGTGATCTAGATTGATGTAAAGAATATTCGGGGGAAAAGTTTCCATATTAGGTAATGAATATGGTTGTATTTATATTTGTATTTGTATTTATTCTCTCCAACCGGCGGAAATTAGGATGATTTAGGAAAAATGAATAAGTATCGAAATAGGCAGACAAGTTTCAAATATAATAAAACGAAAGAATATAGTATATATGAATACCATAAATACCATAAATTCCCTGAGTAAATGGTATACCGTTAGTAGTTCCAATGATACGAATAATGCATCTATCAGTATACTTAAATCCTTTACTTATGGATTACATGATTATTACGTATTTTCCACGGATACATCTTTTAATTGTAATAGCAATGGAACGATAGAATTTATTATAATAGGTGGAGGTGGGGCCGGTGGTGGAAATCATGCCGGAGGAGGAGGTGCTGGTGGTGTAGCATTTGGATCTGTGAATTTGGAATCTGGAACTACATATTCGGTAAAAGTAGGTGCAGGAGGAACTGGCGGTGGTCCGGTAGGAACTACAAATGTATATACTGCGGCAAACAATAATGGTAAAAATTCCAGTATAATCGGTGGTTCGATCAATGTAATTGCCTACGGTGGTGGATATGGAGGAGGAGGTAATGGTGGATATGCATATAATAATGGAACTGCCGGTAATACTGGATTTACTACCTTAGGATCCGGAGGTGGTGGAATGTCATATGGTTACCCAATGGGTATAGCTGTAGATAATAGGGCAGGCGTGGGAGGTTTTGGAGTAAACAATACGTTATATGGATCTGCAGGAACGAATGGAGGTTCTGGGTTTAGTGATCCCGGTAATGGAGGTGGAGGAGGCGGTGCCGGTAGTGCTGGTGGAAACGCTTCTCAAGTTTTCGGTGGTAATGGTGGAAACGGATTATCTTCTACTGACCTAACTTGGCTGCCATCCCTGAATGCACTTGGATACATGACGAGTTTATCCAATACATGGGCAACCGATACATCGGGAGGTAATTATATTGCAGCTGGTGGAGGAGGTGGATCATGGGCTCAAAATAGATGGGTGCCAGGAACCGGTGGAATTGGTGGAGGAGGGACAGGAGGAGAATATGGAAGCGGTTCGGGATTAGCAGGATCCAATGGAGCAAGTTATACCGGTAGTGGTGGAGGAGGAGGTGCTAGCACAGGAAATGTAGGAGGAAGTGGAGGTTCCGGATTGGTGGTTATTCGTATTTCTACTTCGATTAGCTCATCCACACCAAACTTGTTATATGATCCAATATCATATTATGGTTTTGATATTGAAAATGGAACTACCTTATATGAAACGATTAGTGCAAGTAATAAAACAAATGCTCTAGTCGGTTCTGCAACGGTTAGTTATACGAATCCATATAATGGAGCAGGTTCGCTTTATATTTCAAGCGTTTCTGCTGGGAATTATGCTCGTTTTCCTGCTGTAAATATTGGCTCTGCTACCGGATTAAGTATATGTTTTTGGTTTAATTTTGATAATGTCACGTTCGGTCCATACCAAAATTTATTTCAAATAAATTCATCTTTACTCGCCCCAAACAACATTATTAATATACAATATAATAATTCTTCAACTACTTTATCGTTTGGTATGTATAATGGTTCTAGTAATCCAAGTATGTTTTTTGTGAATACAAATATAGTAAATATAATTAATACTAAAAATGTTTGGAATTTTTTTGCAGTTACCATAAATTCCACAAATGTAAATACAGCAAATGGAAGTATATCTGGAACTATAACCATATATGCATATAGTCCAGCAACTGGTTTAGTAACCCAAACTAGCGATTTAAAAAATCAATTTTCATTTTATCAAAATGCTAATCTAACCACTAATTTAGGTTATTCCAGTTTGAATACCGGTGGTGGTGCTGGAAGTTGTCAAGGATATTTCGATTCATTTCGGTTTTTTAATAAAGCATTAACATCTTATCAAATACGATATATAATTAGTTCAGATATTACCTCTGCAACCTAGTGTTATCCAACCCAAATTGCAGGTGTAAATTAAGAAACGGATTTCATTCTTCAACAGTATAACCAGACGCAAACATTTTCATTTTATTTTTGATACTATCCATTTTTTCTATTTTATGGACAATATCTTTCAAGGTAGCATCTACTATTTCCTTTTCCTTTTGGAGAGATTTAGGCATAACCTGATTTTTATATTCTCTCCAATGATTCTCTATTTTTTCCATTCTTTTTTCGAAAGCTTCATTTTGTTTTTTATATTCTTTTATTTTCCGTTCAAAGGCATTGTTTCTTTTTTCCAATTCTTTTATTTTCATTTCGAGAGAATCTATTTTACACTTTTCATCACCACCATTGGAGGAAAGTTGCACATCTTTGATAGGTAAAGATGTAGAAGGTTCCAATAAATCCGGTTTCCAAGATACGGATTTTTTCATGGTTTTACCATCTAAATCATCTACATCGTTTTCGGCCAAAATCGTTTCCTCTAATAATCTCAGTTTTTTAGAAGGTAAAATAACAGGTGGTGCAATTACATTAAAATCGATTTCTCTCTGTTTTTGGTAATTGGATATTAATTCATCCATGTTTTGAATTTTATCCTCTTCTCCCATTTTATCTCTAAATACCTCTTCTATAGAAGGTAAACTCGGTTTTCGATTCATATTTTCATATACATTTTGTCGTTCTTGAAAAGCACGAATGGATTTATCTTGACGAGATTCGACCGTTTCATACGGAACGACAGATGGATAAGACGCAGTCGATGAATAAGACGCAGTCGATGGATAAGACGCAGTCGATGGATAAGGCACGGCCGATGGAGGAACTTGAACGGCCGAAGGAGGAACTTGAACGGTCGATGGTTTAGGCAAAAAAACCGACAATGTCTCTCGATTTACTTGTTGTAATTCCGCAATGGTAAGCATCGGTCGATTCACATTCACATATTTACGGTAAATATGTTCCACCACCGTTTTAAATTCAACATCCTTTTTAGACGGATCTAATGTTGCAAAGGCAGGAATTTGAAGCGCAGCTTTCCATAATAATCGTTGATTCTCATTACTGATATAATTCGACATACTTCTTTACAATGAAGATAAGAATCATTTCATATTTTTTTATGTAACAACGAACATATATAAAGAAAAAACAGATCAATAAAAAAGAAAATGGAAGAAAATAAAACTCAAACAGAAAAAGAAAAGTCAAAAATCACGATAGAGCACATGTATCAAAAATACCAAGACGATCCCTATATGATTTCGAAAATAAATCATTATTTACAAAAACAATTACCGATTCTCCTAGAAAATACCCGTAATACGCGTCAGCAAAATATACAAAGAATCGAGGATTTATCATTAGAACAAGAACAATTCATCCAATCCTTTTTACATCGAAATCATTATTTTTACGTATCTTCCACTGAAAAATTCGTTTTCTATGATGGTCAATATTACCAAGAAATCGTAGAAGACCACGTGTTATATAATATATTAAACACCATCAGTCAAGAACGGAACCCGAAATTAATGTCCTGGAAACACAAAACCAAAGTCTCTCTTTTAAAACGAATCAAAGAAAACAAATTAACGAAAACGATTCCGGAATCGGAAACGATCCAGATCGTTCTACATTTTTTCCTAACCAATTTTTTTTCAAATAAATCCGAGGCCAAGTATTTTTTGACCATTTTAGGCGATAATATTATGCGGAAAAACCCCAATCATATTCATTTTTTATCCAATCCCGAAGGTAAATCGTTCCTAAAAGAACTCAATCAAACCAGTATTTATTTTTTCGGAAATCAATGCACCCAAACCTTCAAAAGTAAAATACACGATAAACATTACGAAGACGAAATGAAAGAATGTAGATTGATCACTATGTTGAAACCGAAACTAGATATGAATACCAACCTATCTCTTTTAAATGTCTTGTGCATTGCGTGTCATTATTCGGTAAGATATGGAGATGCGGATCGTTATCTTTTGAGAGATATGGATTTAGAAGGAAAAGTAAAACGATTGGCGTATACTACTCCATCTTTATTAGTGGACCAGTTTATGAACGAATATATTTTGGAATCGGAGGATAAGAAAATACAAATGACATGGCAAAACATGTTTTATTTATGGAAAATGTTTTTAGATTCCCATTCCTTTCCCTCCAATTTATACCAATCCAATGTAAAAACAATATTCACACATGGAACGTTGACGAAAAATTATAAAGCAGAAGGCGATTTCTTTATTGGAATCACCAGTTCTCAATTACCGAATGTGCAGTTTTTCCTACGGTTTTGGAATGAAACCATGACACACGATGAATTTGAAACGGATTTAGAAATAGAAGAAATCGCGGGTCTTTTCCGTTTTTGGGGAGAATCGCTCAAATGGAAAAATGGATTCTTGAAAGAAGAATCTATTTTAGACGCAATTGCGTATTTTTTTCCAGACGTAGAAATCGAACATCAAAAATATATTCACCGTTTTCGTTCCACGTTATGGGACAAATCTCTCGATATACAAGTCGCATTACAAGAATTAGAAGTGACCTTGTCTACTGAAAATCAAACTCCCGCGTTATTGTCAATATACGATGCGTATTTATTTTACTGTAAATTTTATTCGAATCCTGTAAAAAAAACGCCTTTTTTAGTAAGTAAGACCTATTTCGATAAATATATGCTGGAAAATTATGGGGAATATATTATGGAAGATGGAGTTTTACAGAGAGAATGGATGACTTAATTTGTAAAATAATTTACTTACTCTTACTTCTCACACTTTTGTTTTTAGGAGAGATTTTGACAAACCCGAATTTGCCTTTCTTCGCGGTATATCCATATTTCTTTAAACGCATTTCCTTTTTGGCAGTGGCGTGTTTTTTCGCGGAAACAATACGTCGCCATTTATTCATCATTAAATCTTTTTTGACTAAACCTCCTGGAGTTTTATAAGCAGTTCCATTATAGACTTGTTGACGAGAACCAAACAATTCTTTAAATCGCTTTCCTTCTAAATGATAATGTCCATCTTCATGTCGAACTGGTCTTTTCATCTATCGATAGATTGATTATATATTATCTAAATATATTATCTTTCTTTCTTTCTAAAGTGTGATTGTTAAAGGCCAGATAGTTGTATATGAATTTGCAGTATTATATTCAGTAACGACAGATACTTTATACGGAACACCCGCGGATAAACCACTTAAAGTATAGGTATATGGTGTATTTGCTAAACCAATATAAAATCCAACTATATTTTCAGCATAGAACGAATAGGATCTTGGATTACCATAAGCATTTATAATAGTGATATCAATATCCTTGCGATTGGATTGGACGGTTACACTATTAATAGTCGTCGCTCCTTCATTCAAAGTAGTAAATAATGTTTGTTTACCAAAAGTATAAGAATTATTACGATATTGGGTAGTAATAATTACCGAATAAGGAGTATATATATTTAAACCGGTCAAACGATTTTCGGTAGTGTATAATCCATTAATACTAAAACTTTTTGTATTGTTTCGCTCACCTCTATAGGTTATATTATAATTCATATCTATACCGGGAGATGCTGGAAAAGAAATAGTTGCAGAAGTATTGGATATATTACTGTAATAAATATCGGTGACTGGTCCTTCATTTAAGGTCTGTATATACGTTGGGTATGTATACCGATAGGTATTTATGATATATACCGATGCAATGGTCAATCTATAATTGGTATATACTTTTAAATTTGAAAATAGAACATAATTAGGAACATTCTGGAAAGATTGCGTGAACGTATTTCCACGAGTATCTATTAATGAAACAATATAATTCAACACGTTACCGATTGCCGCGGTATAGGATATTCTTATTTCATTTCCAAGTATTTGTATAATTTGCGCACTAGGAATTACATTTTCATTCCAAGTATGAAATGCATTTGGTTGACGGATGGAAAAGGTATGCCCAGTAATATATACGGAAGTTATCGTTAGATTATAACTGGCATCTATACGTAAGCCATTGAAGGTATTTGTATTATTTAATTTCGTATCTTGAATCGTATAGGTATCGTTGGAATCCTTTACATTTATCAATTGTAAAAGATTATAAGAAGGTGTGCCCGTATATTTTATCGTTATGGTAGCACCTACATTCGTAATATTATAAATACTATTTAGCACCGGATAATTCTCATTGTATGTTTGAAAAAATGCGGGTTTATAGACATGATAGGTATTATTGGTAGCAGAATAATAGGAACTTAGACTAACATCATAGGTTATATCTGGTTGTAATCCAGTAATAATGAAGGGAGAAAATGGGGGTTTTACATGTTGAAAAAATAATATGTTTGTAGGATCCGGATCTTTTGTATTGATAATATTTAATGTAAAATTCGTTGGATCTCCAATAGAAGGGGTGAAATTCAAAACAGCACTTATATTTAATATATTATTCATACTTAAATCTACCGGCGGCCCTTCATTTAAGGTTTGAATAATACTAGGAAAAACGGAGGTATAGGTATTCGTAGAAATAAAGGTGGCAGATGCAGTAATCGTATAATAACTATTTGGTCTTAAACCGGTAAACGTATATGGACTAGCATAGATTTCGAATATGTGTCTATCCGTCGCATCTTGGATATTTACGCACAACATTTCAAAATACACCGGATTTGATACATGCGTAAATACGACCGTTGCAGTATGAGGGGTTGCATATGTCATTGTTATACGAGTAACTTGTCCTTCGATAATGGTTCGATAATTTCCACTACCGAGGTTGACATATTTCGAATATTTCATGGATTTTGTGTGAATCGAACTTTTATTATTGATTTTATTAATCGATGCTTTATCTACTTGTATTCTATTGCAAATCGACTTTAACGAAAACATTCGATATCTATATATAGAGGAATACTTTAATTTATATATAGATCTTTTTACAAGTTTCGAAACTGAAACTGAATATTGTCGTAATTGGAAGTAGTGGAATGCTGGGTTCTTCTTACGAACGCCGCATATTTTTGTTTTTGGGAGATATTCGCATACGCACCCTTGGTCGTTTTATACGCGGCCCAAGTAATGGAATGGTTGGTTTTTAAATTACAGGCACATGTTTTTTGAAATTGAGTATCTACATTCACAGCATCGTATATTTTACTGGCGGTATCTATAAATCCACGGGGACGGAATGCTAATCGATACATTGGTTTTGCTTGTCTATATACTATTGTATGTGTTTTTTTCTTGCGAAAAAAAATGGCTAAACTATTGTATTCTAATAACGAATTCTACTTTGTATTTGAATGAAATGTTCTCTTTCTGCCGGTAAAAGCAATCCCCATAAAATATGGAATTGGCTAAATATCGGTTTTTTGTATAACTGATGGAATATTTTATTAATTATGGCACGATCCTTCTTTTTCAAAAGAAAGTGTCTTGTCGTTATTTCGTAAAATTTGTCTTCATATCCATGAAAAGAAGCATGATTCTTATTCATATACATCATGACATCACTGGTCAACCACAGCATATCTGCACATTCTTCATGCACTAAAATATCTTTATAACGGAGGTAAAAAGTATCGCAAATTCGTTTCTTTGTGTCTAAAAAGGAACGAATATCATCACATATTTCGGTAGATTGACAATTATAAGCATAAGACAGAATGATTTGCACGATTTCGATAGGTAGTCCTTTCACGAGATCTAAAATATCTTTCTGCATCATAGATATCGTTATATATTTTATTTCTAATTTTTAAAAATAAAATATCAATTTTATGATTTTATATTAACGGAAGACTTGACTTATCGTTTTTTTGTCTTGTAGAATTAGAAGGTGTTTTCTATTTTTATTTGTTCATTTAATTTTCTTTTTGTTCACTTTGCCATTTTATAACTTATCCATTTTTCCGTAAATAATCTACAAACATATACGTAAAATATGTAGTAAAATAAAACAAGATGCCTCCCCAAAGAGTATCTATCATCACGGTTTTCAATTTCCAATTTTTCAAAACTGCATAGGTTGTAGTTTCATATACGGCATAAATAACCAGTCCTAATAACATCGCATCTAAAGGACTTCTTCGATCTTTCAAAATAAAATAATATAATCCAAATAGTAAGAAAAAATAACATGCTATCGCACCTGGAATATTCATCTGTATTTTTTCTTTTTGTATCGCAAATATTTGTTTTTCAAACGTATTTCGTTGGAACGATAAAAATGCAATATCTAAAACGAAAAGAATGGGAATGAAAATAAAAACGGATTTATTCATTTATATACTACTTTGATAATAAAAAACCAAACATGAAATCCATTTCAAAAAAGAACGAATAACGTGACTGACAATTGTAAGAATAAGACAACATGAATTGCACCTTTATTACGCTTAAACACGCCCACTCCGTGAGCGGTGTATTGTTTTATTTTTGTATTGTCTTTTCTTTTTACCACCTGTATTATCCTTAACTGTTTTTCTTATTTTTGTAACATAACTAGTTTTAGGTTTTATCATATCTAAATCTATGTATTTATTTTCTGGTTTATATAAATGGTTTCTAAATCCATTATTACTATCACGGGATCCTTGAAAAATTAGACGTTTTCCATCATTACTAATTTGTTTATATAAAAGTTTCCCATAATATACCAATTCGATTTCATCTATTTTTATTCTACTATAATTATCTTTTGAATCATTTGGAATTATTATTGCAAAATGATGATCTATTTTTAAGTCGTCAAATGTGTCTTGTGTTAATGTGTCAAATGTGTCTTGTGTTAATGTGTTATTTACAGTTTTTAATAAATCTATTGTTTTTTGAACATCATGTAGACGTTTTTTATATTTTTTTACTAACTCACTTTCTTTACTCATATATAATACAAATATATATTTTGAAAAAATTGAAATCTTTTTCCAAAACAAATTAAACAACAATTACTAAATATTAATAGCATTATTCAATCGAAAGAAAACATGTCGTCTAAAGAAAACAACGAAATTGCGCAGAAATACCAACGTAAAACCGATAAGGAACATGTCCTGCATAATCCAGGTATGTATATCGGTTCTACGGATATTATCGAATCGACTTTATGGGTGTTTGATGACGAAACCAATAAAATCGTGCAGAAATCGATAAGGTATATTCCGGCAATGTATAAATTATTTGACGAGATTATCGTGAATGCCCGTGATCATGTGTTGAGAATTATTCAATTAGACCATGTAGATAAAAAAAATGTGACGTATATTGATGTGGCGATCGACAAGGAAACCGGAATCATTACTATTTCCAACGATGGAAACGGCATTGATGTCGTGCAACATCCTACCGAGAAAATCTGGATTCCGGAATTGATTTTTGCCCATTTACGTTCTTCTACCAATTACGATAAAACCGAAAAAAAAATCGTAGGAGGACAAAATGGCATCGGATCGAAAGCCGTGTTTATTTGGTCCACTTTCGCGAAAATCGAAACAGTGGATCATATTCGCGGTCTAAAATACGAACAGACGTTCCATAACAATCTAGAAAAAATAGATGCGCCGACGATCGTGAAATCCAAAGTAAAACCATATACGAAAGTATCTTTCCTTCCAGATTATGCACGTTTAGGCATAAAAGGCTTGCATACAGAAATGATTGCCCTTTTAAAGAAACGCGTGTATGATATTGGTGCAGTAACGGATCATTCTGTAAAAAAAATAAAAATCGAATACAATGGAGCGACGATTCCTGTAAAGAATTTCCAACAATACATGGATATGTATTTAGGCGATGCGAAAAGAATATACGAACATACTCATGAACGTTGGGAATATGCGGTTGCACTTTCGGAACATGGCGAATTTGCCCAAGTTTCCTTTGTCAATGGTATTTGCACGTTCAAGGGTGGAAAACATGTAGATTATATTCTAGGGCAAATTGTAAGAAAATTAGTAGATTATATTGAAAAGAAAAAGAAAATCAAAGTAAATGCTGCGTCGATCAAAGAGCAATTGATTTTGTTTTTACGTTGTGATATTGAAAATCCGGTATTTGACAGTCAAACGAAAGAATGCCTAAATACTCCTTCCAATAAATTCGGTTCCGATTGCACGGTTAGCGATGCTTTTGTAGAAAAAGTGGCGAAAATGGGAGTGATGGACATGGCATGTCAAATTACCGAGACGAAGGAAGCTGGAAAATCCAAAAAGAAGATGGATGGATCGAAAACCAAAACGGTTCGTGGTATACCGAATTTCGTCGATGCGAATTTTGCGGGAACCGAACAATCCGATAAATGTATATTGATTTTAGCGGAAGGATTAAGTGCCATGGCTGGTATTGTAAGTGGATTGAAAAGTGAAGACAGAAATGTCATTGGTATTTATCCATTGAAAGGAAAAGTCTTGAATGTTCGAGGAGCTACCAGAGATGTTTTAGAAAAAAATCGGGAATTGACGGATTTAATAAAAATCATTGGTCTAGAAATTGGACAGAATTACGATACTTTAGGCGATATTCATAAACGCCTTCGATACGGAAAAATCATGATTATGACGGATCAGGATTTAGATGGATCGCATATTAAGGGTCTATGTATTAATTTATTCCATAGTATGTGGCCGAGTTTGTATCGCGTTCCCGGATTTATTTCTTTCATGAATACACCGATTTTACGTGCAACCAAGGGAAAAGAAGTAGTAGTCTTTTACAATGAAGGCGAATTTAAAGAATGGTCCAAAAGAACCGGATCCGCATCCGCATCCGGAGGGTTAAAAGGCTGGACACTCAAATATTTCAAGGGATTAGGAACCAGCACAGCATCGGAATTCAAGGAATATTTCGCCAATAAAAAAATCGTAGATTTCGATTATTTAGGCGAAAGTAGTGATAATGTCGTAGATATGGTGTTTAATAAAAAAAGAGCCGAAGACCGTAAAGAGTGGTTGGAGAATTACGATAAGGAAGTGTTTTTAGATACGAACCAGAAGAAAATACAATACGACGATTTCTTCCGGAAAGAAATGGTGCATTTCAGTGTGTATGACAATGAACGTTCGATACCAAATATGGTAGATGGACTCAAAACTTCCCTAAGAAAAATTCTATTTTGTGCCTTTAAACGCCGTCTTACGACGGAAATCAAAGTCGCCCAATTTTCAGGATATGTGTCTGAGAATAGTGCGTATCATCATGGAGAAGCCAGTTTGAATGGTGCGATTGTCAATATGGCGCAGAATTTCGTAGGATCCAATAATTTGAATTTACTGGTTCCTAGTGGACAATTTGGCACGCGATTA